GATCCTATCACCATTGATGTGATAAGAGTTGACAATCTCCAACCAGAGTGTTTCTCTGATTTTGTTGCCAACCTTATCATCTCCATACCACTCATTAATGATATCGAGAATGGCCCAAGCGACTGGATTTTTCTGTCTCATATCAAAACCCTTATAATCGCCAGCCCCAACATTATTGGCGTTAACGCCAAACATCTCAAAATTAAGAGCAAGTTGGGGCCACTCTTCACTATATTCATTAATACCGATCAGACAGCCATTATCAATCCTGTTCCTGATCATGTGTTTACTGAAGGCTCCAAAAGCTCTCCTGAAACCAATCAGAAGAGCCAAAGGACATGCTGAAATTAAACGGGTGGCGCCCTCTTCGACCTTCTTCTTAGACCGACGCTCATCTTTAAGATGGTCGGTAAAATATTGTCGAATACGGATGCCCTCAGCCGCTCGATCCAGCAGAAAATCAACCTCATGAAAGAGATCGATAGCCTCAGGAGTGGTAAGATCATAAGTGTCGTCAGTTCCGAAGAATCTGACTTTCGTGGTGGGACCCGACATACAATTGTATGGGTAGCCAGCCGAAGTTGTACGAGGAATGGATGAAAAATCACCATCCTGGTCACCAAGAACTGCGTGTTCATTACTCAAAATTTCACGCTTGACTGGCCTACTGGAACAAGACTCAAGCATATCGTATAAAGAACTACGAGCTTGTTCAATGTGTTGAGGGTCTATATAGACATCCTCTTCACAATAGGCTTCTATAGCCTTGTCCATCGGATCAATATATTCACCAGCGGCATTTTTGAAGGGGGCCAAACGTGCTGGAGCACGCTTGACCTCTGCCACTTTCCCGTATAAAGGGGAACGGACAATTTTACTCCGACTGTGCTTAGGTGGGTGCCTGACCTGCGGTGCAAAATTGCCAACATGGATCATATTGTCTGGTTCCAATTCAGGATCAACTGTTGGAACCTGGAGAACATCCTTCTCAAGGTAGTCTTCTTCCAACTTGGAAAGATATTCTTCGACGAACTCCTTAGTAACCTCAGTA